CCATTTACTTTATCTGGAAGCCGCCCTAAAAGTAAAATAAAAGGTTTTAATATATGATAATAACCTTCTAGTTTGAAGAATAAAAGCTTTGTAGCTTCATTTCCAAATACATTATAAAGTACTATTAGATGATTAATAATCAATCTTTCTTTTAGGTCACCATTTTCTTCATAACGATTGAAGAGCCTTTTAAGATACTTAAATCTTGAAAGATCTTCATAAAATTCTATATCCTCAAAACATTGAGGGTTATCATAGTGTTTTGCCGCGTAAATAACGAAATTGGAATTATCAACTTTTTCAATCATTATGAAATTCTAACTTTAACACTCCCGTCGGCAGTATAATAAGGTTGCCCCAATTCAACGCCACCAGTATTTGCTGCAGAGTCGTCTGCATACGGTCCTTGCATTATTGCTTTACGAAGCGTGAGCAAAGTAGTCGACTTAGTGGCATTAGCGGAGACATCTTCAACAATAAAGATATCTCCGCTAACAATCGACGTGTTTGCCGTGCCTATAGATGTAAGATCTGTCAGTTTTTTGGCACGATCAGACATAGTTTATCCTTAGGTTGTGATTGTCAGTGTAGCGTTCGAAGATACAACACTATCTGCACCGGTCGAAGCCAATGTAACCTTAAAGTCGGCATTAGCATTTTCAACAGCAGAATTGACGGTCAATGTTGTTTGTGTCGTATTACCAACATTTGCACCGGCCTGAATTGCATCACCGTTAGCATATGTCCATGCTAATGTAACTGTTGCATCAGATGGTGCAACTGTAAACGCAACTGTAAAGGTTGCATTTTCGCTATCAGATGTGTTAGCAGATGTGTTTGAAGGTTGCGATGTAATCGTGATAAATGCATCTTCGAATACGACATCTTCAGCGTCACTAGTAATAGAAGAAGCAGCGACAAGTGTTTCATATTGAACACGGCCTGCGCGGCCTCCTGTTCCAGCAATACGTCTCACCCAACCAGCGTGAGCTACTTTATCAGTTCCGCCTTCTGCTCTGTTAGCAGCAGCTTCAGCTTCATCTACGCCATAGACCTTTGTCCAGTCGCCAGATCCGCCATCTGAGTCGACACTCTCTGCGTGTGTAACATACTTTGGTAGTTCAGCCAAAGTATAATTTGTACCAGATGAAACAGCATTTACTGATGTTCCGTGTTTAGCTGCAACAACTTGTGCAGCAGTGTTTGAAGTGATTGAACTAAAAACCGCAGCATAGGTTGAGTTAACGATAAGGTAATCTCCAACCTTTACTTCGGCATCAAATAATGTCGATACGCCTGCAACTAGACCATTAGCATAAATCTGAACGGTTCCAGTTGAGGTTTTATCGTCAGCCATACCCCATAAAGCCATTTTTATTCTCCTAGTGTGTTTGTGCTCTTATTATTTATTATTCTTCTACAGTCAATAAATCATTAGTGTAAGGTGATGTTTTTCCAAAGTTTAATACACCAACTCTATCACGTGATTCTAAAACATTTATCTTATTCTTTTTTTCAACAATAGGTTCTATTACTTTTTCTACAACTACATCTTGAGTTGAAGAAACTTCAATAGATTCTACTGGCTTATTTTTAATAATAATATTTCCAAAACTAATAGCCATTATACGTGCTTCTTTAACATTGCATGCGAATGACCAATATCTTTCTGGAATTTTTCTTTTTCTGCCGGTCTCATACTTGCATGCTTATCAAGAATCTTTTGAGCATGCGCAGCAGAAACATGAGTTGAGGCACCGTAATTAAAGTTTACCTTTTCTCCACCTCTCATTGAGGTTGAAGCTTTACGAAGCTGCGTAATAATATTTTGGCCTGCTTCTACTTTAGGTTTTTGCAAAGCACCAGTCCGATGTAATGCTTCAATCCGCTTCATGTGAGCTGGATTGTTGTGCATCAGCTTTTCTTTAGTCTTTGGGTGAATTGTGTAATCTTTCTGAGCATCTTTCCGAGGACGACCACGAGCTTCGATGATCTCGGCCTCTTCCATACGAGCAGGAACCTTTGCACGACCAGTGAGTTTATTAAAAGCCATTATACTCCCCCTAGCCCGCTTTTCATATTTTTTTGAACCTTTAGGACCAGGATATTCTTTGCGGTGGGATTGTTCGCGATATCTATCAATTGTTTTTGCAGAAATCTCATCGATCTGTTCGGCTTCTTCTGTTGCCATTACCTTGGCTTTCTTGACGCCAGACATTGTGCCACCCCAACGCTTACGACCAGCAAGTTCACGACCCTTGGTGCGATCCTTACCGCCTTCGTTGTCAGCAATCGACTTGGCTTTCTGTGAATACCGTCCGACGGTTGCTCTTGAAAGTTCGTCTATGTTCTCGACTTCTTCCTTGGTCAGCTTATCAACTGCCTTGTCAATGCCATGATAACGTTTCTTACCCTTGGCAGCTAATTTTTGTTCTAAACCCTTGCTAAAATTAGCTGATTGTCCAGCTTCTCTAGCACCTACTGCGCGTCCAACATGATAATCTGAAGAACTTAGTTCTTTCTTAGCTTTTTTAACATATGAACCAAGAGTTGCCTTTGAAAGCTCGTCGATCTGCTCGGCTTCTTCTTTTTTGAGGCCGCCCATCATATTGCCATAGACTTTTTTCTTCAGACGCTTAGCACGATCTTCTTGAGACTTCTTTTCGGATGAAGATTTTCCGAAAATACTTTTCATCGGGCCTGCATTACGCATTGATAGGTCTAGTGATTCTTCTATTTGCTCGGCTTCTTCTTTTTTAAGTCCGCCCATCTGCTTTTTCATGGCCTTCTTGGCGAGATGCTTAGCAACATTCTTTACCGTGTTGCCATATTCATCTTTACGCTCACCAGTTTTTCTATACGGACCTTCAAAAGGCACATCGGCTTCTTCCATACGAGCCGGAACCTTAACGTCCTTTGCCTTCATTTTCTTATAGGCAGTATAGATACCCTTCTCGTGCTTTTGTCTAGTCCTAACATCTTTCATAGGACCATATCTTGCTACTTTATCAGAATAAGAAGCAAGTGTCTTACCTGAGATCTCATCAATCTGCTCGGCTTCTTCCCTATTTAAGATGCCTTTCTTTTCCTTCTCAATTGTTCTGAGGGCACGGGTTGTACTATTTCCCTTTTTAATCATCTGATCAAACGTCATTGATTTTTTTGACTTGGCAGATTTGCCATCTGGACTAATATCATAATCTCTTTTGCGTCTTCCTCTTAGATAACGATACGCCATATCAGCCGAAATCTCATCGATCTGCTCGACTTCTTCTTTAGCTAACTTACCATAGCTTGACTTCATAGACTTGCCACCGTCACCCCAACCAGGTGTTAGTTTAATGGGCTTATTTGCTATAGCTTTCTTAACAGCCTTGCGACGCTTATGGAGGTACTCATCGGTCTTGTCAGACTTGCCATCATTGTTAATGTCTTTGTCTTTACGATCGGCGTGTGAACCTTTCAGTTCTGCATGATTTACAGGATCTAGTTTTGCTTCTGACTGAATTTCTTTTACTTTTGCAGCTGCATCCTGACGAGCATGGCGCATCTTCATTCTTTTTAATTCGCGTGCTTGGCGCATGTCAACACGCTGACCAAATGTAGCTTCGAAAATATCATCCAAAGTAGTTTCTTCTACTTCAGTTCCTTCAACTAGATTTTCTTTATCCTGTGACATGAGTACCTCTTATAATTTTATTATTTATTACCAAGCCTTACAGCTCCAGTAGCGTGCTTTATCTTTTGGACCAGGATTATCGCAGTTGTGTCTTGCTCTAAATGACCTGCGACGAGCTGGAATGTGTTTTTTAATTGTCATGTTTGGATCACCAAACTCGACCTTTTTGGCTTTACCATCACCATCTGGATCAACATAAACTTTAGACTTTTTGATATCGCCTTTCATGGGCTTATTCAGCGATACTTTTTTGCCTTTATATGTAGCTTCTGAAATAAATGCTTTGAATCCAATCATTGTGCATCCCTTTCAACATCTATTTCTTTTTTTATTTTTTTCCAAACTGTTCTACCATCTGGTAGGCGAATTTTTACCATTTTAAAATCACCCCGGCGAGTGATATCTTCTTTCATAGATTCGCCCGGAGTGTCTTTTTTGTATTTCTTTACAAGTGTTTTTGTTCCAAGCTCTCTCTTTAAAGGACTATCACAATTACAATCGTTATCATGATTACAGTCTGCTTCATAAACTTTTTTCATTGCACGACTTACGCCTTGCATGCGCTTGTTAGTTTTATGCGCTGACTTAACAAGAGTATCAAATTTAGATTTCTTAGCAATTTTTTGAATATCACCAGGAGCTTTGGCTAAGTAATTCTTCAGAGTTGTTTTTGAAATTTCATTAACCTGCTCAACCTCTTCTTTTGGAACACAATTAGGCACCATCTTGTTGCCTTTTTTCTTCATTCCTACTTGTTTGTGTGTATCCCAACATGCTTCGTCAATAATTTTAGTTCTAATTTGAGCTTGCCGGTTTTGATTTTTACGCTCGTTACGGTCAACAATTTCTATTTTTTTACGTTTTTCAGTAGAAGTAATGTTTTCCCAAATAGTTTCGTTGTTTGTAATGAGCGATGTAAACAGATTATCAATAGTATTATCTATTTGACGATCTTCGCGAAGGTCGGAATCAAGATGCCAAGCCTTTCCCTTTGCAATATAACTATTTACGCGAGAAAAAGCATACTGTTCTTGAGTTTTTGTATCGTCTTCTTCCCATAAAAACATACCGCGCTCGAACACTTCACCAAGTATCGAGAACGGTATACCAGTTTTTTGTGATTTTTTGAATAAAGTACCCATAGACGCATCTTCATTAATAACAGTATTTAACATACCGCGAAGAGTTGGACCAAGTGGGCTATTAGATTCGTTAAGTTCGCGAATCGTAGATTCAATTATGTTAACAATTTCAATATCTGACTTATCATCTAAGTTATTGATAATGTTACTAAATTCTTCATTTTTTGCTGCTAAGTTTTTTAATGGTTTTCCACTTCTAAATGAAGCAAGTCTTTCCATTTCTGCTCTCCTAACTTGTGGAAGCAGTCTTTTTGCTATCTTTTTGATTAATTCTACTTTTTTAGCGGCTCTTTTATCGACGTTAATCTTTTCAGCAACGCTTAGCTCAGAATACGGTGTTCCGCGGCGGGCAGCTAGCCTCTTTTTAATAATTCCGCGTGCTGCACGTTGGGCTCTAACCTCAAGTTTAGATTGAGGAGCCATACGTCTTTGTGCAATCTTCCTTGCACGTGCAAGTTTTGTTTTGAGCTTACGGGCCTGTCTTGCTCTTTTGCGGCGCGCCGTAAAATCTAATACCTCATCAAGAGGGGAGTTGGTTAGGCTATCGGTTTCCTCATTTGCAGGAGATCTAGAGGCGTCTTTGTCTTTGAGCTGAGGACGGATCTCGATGCCATCTAGAGGTTTACCAGTTACAGAACGCCCTTTAGGCTTTTTCAAATTCTTTTCAGCTGGTACCGATTTTTTATTGTCTTTATCTGTATATTCCATCAGAGTTTCCCTTGGGCTTATCTGTATTTGCAATTACGGGATTGCCGTAGCCTAACCGTACAACTATTTATAATAAACAAACTCTTATCGGCTGATTTCTTCCCAATCCATTGAACCTAAAATATCACCGCCATCAGCACTTGCCGCCGCTACCAAAGATAATTCAAATGGAGTTGATGTGAGGCCATTACGTTCTAACTGGAATTTAAACAGTGCTTCTTTCAGAATATCTACAGATGTCGACCCTTGGTTGGAACCATTAGTAAAACCAGATGCTAGAATTCTTCCACCAGTGTATGCACCACCGCCGATTTTATATTCAACTGCGCTGTCAACACCGGCATCAACCCAAGTACTACCTGCAGAGGTTCCGCTTGCTCTTACCTGCCAATTGTAGTTTACGTTGTTTGTGATACCAAGCAAAGAAAGTGCCGTCATAATCACAATAGCATCTAGTCTATCGGGGCTGGCTTTCAGTCTAATAGAAATAATATTGTAATATGTTCCTGCCGTTGTCAGATCCACAGGATCTGTAATAGGAACAGTAGCTGACTGTTGCAAACCGCGTAGTTCATAGCCACCCTCAGAAACTACAGACGAACAAACCTGCCCGAGGGTTGAACTGCTAGCAGTTGTTCCTGTGTTCTTAATCTCATACCTAAGAGGTAGAGAAGCAGTTGTAATATACGTGGATGTGATTAAATTGGCATGGTGGAATGTATGACAGTGAATTAATTTACCGTCGATTACAAATCCGCATCTAACAGATCCGAGACCAAGCCACTCGATATCCATCCAGGAGATTTGAGCTTTTGTCAGATCTAAAGTGATATTTGAAGGACACGGACCAGGGCCTTGGCCAGGAATGTTTGCCGACGGTCCTAATAGGTTATCCTGATTCCAGTCAGCCTGTGCAACGCGAGTCTCTACTAAAGCACCAGTAACATAGGATCTTTCTACAAAATACGCAGTGGTTCCATCTATTTCAAAATAGATTCCATTCTGCGCGCCATAATAACCAATGCGCTGGCGGAGGTTTGCTTTAGGAGGTTCGGCAATAAAGGTGTTAAGGACGAAGAGTGACTTACCTGGTTGGTATGTATGCACCTTAGTTGTTTCACGAATGATTTCTGCGTCTGCTGTAGTAGGAAGGTTAAGAGCAACTAAACCTTCGTTCGCACTATGTGCATAGGTCGTTCCAGCGGTGTTCGATGTACTCCAGAGATTGTTGTCTTTATAACGATGAGATGAATCAAAAAGAGTTAGCGGCGTCGATACACGAGCACGACCAAACGCATCGACTGCAACACCCGAAGGGTTTGCTGGACCAACTAGGTTTCCATATGGATCTGCCAACATCACAGCTTCGAAGAGCGTTACGTTATGTGGCTGTTTCCATTCGTGAGAGTCGATACGCCATTGTGCCATTAACTAATCCAATTCTTGAATCTAGATTCAAGAATAGTATTACCATTATTGAGATATACTTCAGAATCTCTTCTAAACTGTGCCACTACACTACCTTATACACTTTATCAGCGTGTGATTCCCCTACTTTTTCATAACCAATATTTGTTAACAAATTATGTAACTCACCGGGTACGGTTTCAAGCTGAATTACCGGTTTATATTTTTCTATTGTATTTATGCTTCCAAGAATTGCATCATGCTCAAATCTTTCAACATCAAACATAATGAATCCACAGTGTGGAAGATTTAATGAATCAACAGTCATAAGCGGAACATACGACTCGTTATCATCAACGCTAATTTGATAAGTTCCAGTATTATCAGACTGTCTAGGTATTACTTTGCATAGCCCTGTTTCTTTTCCTAAGCCTGCATTTAATTTGTAGATATTATCTTTTTGGCAATTGGCAACTAGGCAATGGAAATTAAGTGGATCTGGTTCAAATGTATAAACATGCTCAAACATATCAGACAGAAGTCTTGGATACATGCCCTGGTTTCCACCTGCCTGTACACAAATTCTCCAGTCTGTAACATGTTTTTTAATTATGTTTTTATGACCGCATTCCCAATCTCGTCTTGGTCCTACCCAGGCACCGTTGTCACGAGAAATCCATTTCCAACCATTAACTGTAACATATCCTAATGCCTGGCTTGGTCTAAATTCTGCTACGTCTTCTTCTCTTACAGTACAATCTTTATCATACATTATGAAATCCAATCTTTAAATTTCATAATAAGCGATTCATTGATACCCATGCCTTTACGTAGGTCATGATATAATTCGTTTTTATGACGTGTGGACAAACTAGAAGGAGCCATAGCGTGGAATGATTTTTTATCACCGGAGGCAGCGTGCTTCCTCATAGATGTTCCAGAAGCACCCTCAATACCCGTGCCGCCTTCTTTCCGTTTACCACCTACAGACTTGACTTTTATGTTCTTAAAGTTGTAGTGGCCGTGCCTGCCAGTTTGTCCGTTGTATTTATTCAAAAGATTATGAAACTCATGCACACGATCTGAACCTACATGCATAGTTACATGAGTATAGCCTTGCTTGTGAAGCTTTGACATTTGATGAAGAAGAGTGGAAGCATCTTTGCCCATTGCTTCTACTTTTGAACCTTTCACAGCCCGGCTTAGATGTTTTACTTTTTGCTGTGGTGTAAGTGGATTTTTCTTTTTATCATGAGATCCAGTAGTTAGGATCTTATGATCTGCACCTTCTTTTTTGGCACTATCCATTACATGTTGCACAACCATAGCATGGCCAGCATGAACCGGATTGAATCGTCCTTGCGTTATATGAATCGACTTCATAGCTTTTTGTCCTTGTTGAAGTTATTAGCAGAGAAGTCGGCACGATCCACAAATTTTGTAGGACGACCATTACGAATAGCGACAAACCCTTCTGGCTTTGTTTTTTTACCATTAATAGTGTGTTCAAATGCTGAAGTTGAAGACATTGCATTCACAAGCGCATTCTTTGCTTTTTGCAGATGATGATGCATTTTTAGAACAGTCTTAATGTGACGTTTATTTTCTCTAGCATGAGACAAATCGGAATTCATTGCTGCAATCTTACGAGCTTTTGCAGCAGGTGTTTTAACACCATCAACTTTTTTCTGATGCCATTGTGAATAATGAGCGTAAAAGCCATCAACCGTTGGCTTAGTACCCGTACGTACTGTGTGGTTGATATAAGCCTTAAGATTGTCTCTATGACGACCAACTGCTTCATGTGTTTCTGGTTTTGTTTTTTCCCAAATCTTAGCCGCAGCATTCATGTGCTTATGGAAATCATCTTGATGTTTGTCTGTGTAATTTGAGTTAGACAGATCGTGTTCAACAGAGATATTATGAACATCCGGATGTTCATGAAAATCACTTACATCAGCACCAACTTCAGCTTCCATGTCCTGTAAACTCTTACCATGGTATTTGGTATGAACAGCAATACCGATTTTAGAACGCATTGCAGCTTTACCATGCTCTGAATCACTCGGAGCCGAATAGGTAATAGTATTTGGAGTAAAGTGAACTTTACCATTAGTTTCATGCCGATCATGCTCTGTATGCATAATATCAGCTTGATAAACACCTTTCTTAGGAGTAACTTTTGGAAGATGGTCAAGAGCGTATTTTAGCTTTTCAACTAGACCCGGAGCATGCCCGTGGTTTTTCTCGATATCTTCATGAGTATAATTAACCTTTGGATTTTTATTAAAGATTGACTTAGATCCAACAAAGAATTTACCATTCTCAGGATGACGACCAAAGACAATAGAAGGCGAACCATCGTACTTCATAGTAACTTTAGTATCGTTAGACTTACCAGTTAGCTTGTCATGTACGTCTTTGAGATTATGATAAGCATGAGTAAATCCCTCGTGACCAAAATTGATCACGTGGTCTTCAGCATGTTCAAGGTGCTTAAGTTTTTTTTCATCAATTTCTTCTGAAATAAATGTTTTAAAACTATTCATTATTTAATCCTCTTGATACTACCGTCAGGCTTTACAAACCAAGCCTCGAATTCAATATGTGGATATTCTTTTTTCAGTTGCAAGAAAGCTTTAAGGTTGCTCATTGCATCATCATACAAACGTGTTTTAATATAGTTCTTTGTATTTAAGTATTTCCGAAACACCACTTTTTTGGCTTCAGCTGAAGAATCAATACCAAGATTACCAGCTCTTTCAACATACATCTGATCAATAGGAAGACCATGATCTCGGAATGTTTTCAGAAAGAGATGCTTATCATCAAAGTCTGCTCGAGCGGTGCAAATAATTGCACGACTGTGAGGATTCTTCTTGGCTTTAACAATCGCTTTTGCTTTGTTAATCATGCGAACAACAGGAATAGATGTCTTATTGAATACCTTAGCAGAAGCAAATTCACCGAAGTCATATTCTTCACCAGGTTTACGCTTATAGGTATTGAACTCTTGGTTGTCGAGAGTTCGAACAACCTTGCCATTCTTGACAACCGCAACCTTAGCTTTTGTATGGAAAAGCGTCTCATCAATATCGAATATCGTGAGAGTACCGGAACCTACAAACTCTTTAAATCTCTTTATCATAGTTTTACTATACACTGAAAACCAATTAATGTACATACTTTTTTTAAAAAAAATTATATTTTTTTAGATGTGCCAGATATTTTTGCTAATGGAAATATCCCAACTCTTGCATTCTTGACTGATAATCCGGCAGCACGTGCATCTCCTCTGTTTCCTTGATACCTTATAAAGAAAACAGCTTTAAATTGCCCAGTTGGTAAATCTCCATTTGTTCCTTTATGATATGATTCAATAGTATAATATTGGCCGCGTTTTTTTAAATTCATATTTCCTAAATGGAATTCATCTACATTAGATATTGATGGTTTTTTTGAAGAATATAATGGGCCATACATTGCTTCAAAAACCAATTTTTTATCACTTACATCCCTATAATATGTTTGACCAGATGATAATCCATTTGGTTGTAATTCTGAAACGGCTTGCATAAAAGATTTTATATCTTTATTATTATCATACTGCTTATAAGAAAGTCCGCCATATTGTTGATAATCTTTAGCCGTTCTTCCTGCTTTATGTGAAATATATGCTTGAGGCACACCATGCTGATCAATAATAGTCATATCTGACTTTGGCTCACGCCCTTGGTATTTTCCTTCTGTTTTTACCATAGCGGCACAATTAATAGTTCTACCATTAATCTTTAATTTAATATGACTTACTTTTTCTTTTTGCAAAAGATCATTTAAGTTTTTATTAAAATAATTAAGTGCCATTGTTTCGGCCGAGGTGCCAGATCCTTGGCCTCTTCCTCCAAAATCACCAGTTTTTAAGAAGTCTTTAGGAATAGTTAAATTGCCTTTGTTTGTTTTAACTACTTCTTTTGTTCCGCTTTTAGGTAATTTTCCACCATCAGCAGTCATGAACAATTTGACTTTGTAAATTTCTTTTTTATCAATAATTACATCGCCCTTTGATACCGTGGCAAATGTATCACCGTTTTCAGCTTTAGATATAAAAGCTAAAACACGATTTTCATCTTTTCTTAGATCTGTTATTTTTAAAGGATTAAATGCAGTCATATTACTATTTATCCATAAATGATAATCGGCCCAAAGGCCGATTATTTAAGCTGCTATTTGAAACCAATCTGGCACAGGTCGTTTAGTCCATGCCATCTTGAAGCGATCTTGCTTTGTTTGATAGAATGCACGATAAGACTTAACAACATCTTCGAACATACACTCAGGATTTGACTTCATTGCCAGAGGCTGACGAGTCTTATATCCGACTGGGATATTACGAGGAGGATTCTTCAATGCTTCACGCAGAAGCTTATCAGTGCTGTGAACCTTTCCATAACGATATGTGTACTCGTCACACAGAGCTACAAAGTGGACATAGTGCCAATTGTAGTTGTTATTACTCTCAGCAGTCCAGACCGTGCAAGGATGGTGCATATGTACTGCCTTGTAAAGAATATCCTCACGCTCATCCGGAAGTGTCCATGCTTTTACTATGCGCTTGCCTGACTTAGATGGAATACGAGTCTCCATACCATCAAGCATGCGATGAACCGTCGAGAGCATCTGAGCACTCTCGACGATCATCTTCACAACATGCTTGTCACACTGCAATTGTGCAGCAATCACGGGATCATTATCTAATACAAAAAGATTCACAAACCTGCTTTCTTTACAAGATCTTTGTATCCACGCCATGAAGGATGGATACCATCTGGTTGAACATAAGACGTAGCAATAATACGATCTCCGTAGCTATAAGCAATGCTCTTCACTGCTTCGTTGACTGCTGGCTTGCAGAACTTCTTGTTGCAAGGAGGCATGATCCATACTACATTGCCTATCTTAATACGAGTTCTAATTTTTGTCAACTCCCTTTGTGTGTTGACACCAGCATGATCGTTTGTTCCAAGACTGATCACGATAGTCTTGGCTTCGAGAGGAGTATTACCCCACTTCTTATTCCATTGCCAAGTGTTCCAACCACCCTTCGAATACGAGACGCATTCCTTGGGTGCAAACATTTTTGTGCCGACCGCGATAGAATCACCGAGGATCAAGCATGCTAGAATCATACTCATGGAAACATCTCATCACTCTTTAACATTTCATCACGCTCTTCTGGAGTTACTTTGCTGGTAATTAATCCATACACTAAAAGAGAAATAATGAACATTATAAAAATGAGTAGCATTATACTTCAATTCCTGTTACTTGCTTGATATACTGATTTGCAACCATCTGACTAGTTTCAGTTGCACCCATAATTACAGTATCCGAAACAATTACATTCGAATCGGGCGAAGACATCATCCATGGCATCATGGCAAATCCTTGAGGACCCATGCCAACAGCACGAGGCTTGATCAGCTCAGTGACACCGCCTTCTTGCTTCACACGTGCAATAAGCTCTTCACCGGAGATGAGCTTGATACTATATACTTTATTTTGTTCCATTACAATCCTTTTCAATAGATTATTCAGCAATCTTCTTATACTTGGCAAAGTTCCCATCGGGTTCTACAACCCATAGTTCTTCACGATAGTTATCAGCATAGACCCAACGTTCACCGCTGGCTCGAATATGCTGCGATTGCCGCAACTTGCGCAACACGGCATTAGCAATACCAAACTTATTGCGTCCCGTATCCATTGCTTCCTGGACAGCATCTGCGCAATCGTTGTAGACCTCATCAGGGATCTCCCATGAGAGGTCAAGGTATTGTTCAAGATCACCATACCGTTTTAGATACTCTTGCCCGCCATCTGCCGAGATAGCACCACACGAGCAGGTAACGAAGTCATGGCGATGCTTCGACACGATAAAGTCATCACACTTCTTACACGTTACTGCATTTTGTACAATCATGTTATTAACCTTTTGTGCACTTTAGTAATATGTTTGCACTTACCGTGAAAGTTAAAGCCAGGGCAATCACATACCCATCCAGTAGGAGTCATAGTAGTCTTGTATTCTTTGCCATTACAATTAATATATGGCCATTGAAAACCAACAAGATGGTGTTTCTCGCTGAAGTTAATACCTTCAGGAGCATACGGTTTACGATATGGTGATACACCTTCAACAAACATTAATG